TACAGCGCCCCAACGGTCAAAGGCGATCTCCCGGATATTGAAACGTTCGCCCAGTCGCTCGATGAACTTTTCGATGTAACCGTAGTGAACGACATTGCCTTCTGTGGTCAGAAGGTGACCTTGGCGCTCCCAAATATCATAGGGCACATGGTCGCGCCGGACACGAAGTTCCATGTTGTCCTCTGGAATCCAGAAGTACGGCAGGATCACATACTTGTCGTCCTCATCCTCCGGTGGGAACACCAGCACAAATGCCGTGATGTCCGTTGTGGAGGACAAGTCCAGACCTCCATAGCAAACGCGCCCTTCCAGTTCGTCTTCGGAAGCGACAAAGGCACAACGATCCCATTTCTCCATAGGCATCCAGCGGACAGCCTGTTTGACCCACTGGTTCAAACGAAGCTGTCGGAACGCATTCTCCTCACCGGGGTTCTGCTTAGCAGACTCGCAGGCATCTCTGACCTTCTCAATGGCGACGGTGATTCCCAGGGAGGGATTGGCTTTCTTCCAGGTCTTGGGGTCCGTCCAATCGTCACCGTCATCCGCACCGTAAATGACGGGATAGAATGTGTAATCGATCTTTCTGCCCTCGATGATGTCTTTTGCCTTTTGGTGTACCTCATAGCAGATGGACTTGGTGTCGTTGCCAGCTGTGGTGATCAGGAAGTACAGCGGTTGCATACGGGCATCGCCGGAACCCTTGGTCATAACATCAAAGAGCTTTCGGTTGGGCTGGGTGTGTAGCTCGTCGAACACAACGCCGTGGGTGTTGAAGCCGTGCTTGTTGCCGACATCTGCGGAAAGCACCTGGTAGATACTTCCCGTTGGCTGGTAGATCAGCCGCTTCTGGGAATCCAATATCTTCACGCGCTTACTCAGCGCCGGACACATACGCACCATGTCAGCCGCCACGTTGAAAACGATGGAGGCCTGCTGGCGGTCGGCGGCGCAGCCATATACCTCTGCACGTTCCTCACCGTCACCGCAGGTCAGAAGCAAAGCAACAGCGGCAGCCAGTTCGGACTTGCCCTGTTTCTTGGGGATCTCGATGTATGCGGTATTGAACTGGCGGTAGCCGTTGGGCTTTAGTGTGCCGAACACATCACGGATGATCTGTTCCTGCCAATCGATCAGTTCAAAGGGCTTTCTGGCCCAGGTGCCTTTGGTGTGGCATAGCGCTTCGATAAAGCTGACCGCATAATCCGCAGCGTCCTTGTCGTAGTAGGAGCCCTTCGCCATGAATCGGGTTGGTTTGTACTTTTTCAGTTTTCTGATATGCAGTCACCTCCTCAAAAGGGCATAAAAAATAGCCGCCACCGGGATCGGTGCGACTTTTGGTATACGAGGAACAGAGCCTCACGGCTCCGTCCCAGGGCTATTGCGGTTGAGGTTACTTCTTGGGGATAGGCGGCTTACCCGTGGTCAGCCAAGCCAGCCAGCACTGTTCGCAGGTGACAAGGTCACAGGCGACCTGTCCGCCATCCTCAAAGGGCGGGTGGCCCTTGCCGATGATCGCAGCGATCTCTCCGGCGGGGGTATCGGGGGCCTTGATGATTTCCAGTCCAGTCTTTGCCATGATGTTTCCTCCTTATTTCTGGGCCATGCACCAGGCGATTGCGTGGCCATTATCAACGAAACGTTCTGTGGCCTCTGCTACCAGGTTGAGTCGGCATTCGATATCGCCCAAACCGGTCTCTTCAGGGGTCTCAATGAACTCATAAATGGCTGCGGTGAAACCGCCACGCCAATGGCAGTCGGTAACGAATACCTTGTCACTGAATTTCAGTACCGCACCGTAGCTGGCGGAGACTCGCATCTGAAGGTGTTCCATTGTGGTGAATTCCATGTTCGCACCCTCCTTAAGCCTGAGCCTTGCCCAGTTCATAGGCCTTTTTCATGGCTCCCATGATTCCCCAAACAGGAACTTCAATGAAGTCCTCGCTGTCGCAGCCTTTCTCGTCAAGGCTTCCTCGGGAGTCAACTGCAACCATGTAAGCGGCAGCGATCTTGTAAAGTTCCTTCTCCAGCTTCTTTATTTCTCTCTTTGTCATTGTGTTGTCCTCCAAAATGTGTGTTTTCCCTTTCGGTGTACACATATTCGCTCTGAATGCCTAAAATAGCAAGTTATATGTGAGCATAAACTACACAATGATTACGTAAGAAAACCGGGCAGGATGTGTACTATGTACTGTCCGAATTGTCCGCCAGAATCGCCATCATCAACTGGGCACCAAGCCGGAAGCCCATGACGAAACCGTCCTGCTCAATGAGAGCATCCAGATACCCACGGTCGGACAGAAGCTCGTCCAGCAGTTTCTGCTGCTCTGGTGCAAGGCCACTGCGAAGCATCTTGGCTTTATCAGCAGCCTGCCCAGTCATCCGGTGGCGCTCAGAGTCTTTTGAAACCGGATGCTCACAAGGGGCGATGTTCCCGTCGTACAGATCCTGAATGAACTTGCGGTACATACTCACACCCCCGTCCTGCACCGGTGGATCGCCTGGATGATCTGCTCCTGCTCCTCCGGGTCAATGCCCAGAGTCATCAGAGCTTCTCGGGTCCCGCAGTCGGGACAGATGAGCGTGGTGTTGTCCTCTCTGGAAATTGCGGGGCGGTCATGGTAGACCGTACCGCATTTGGGACAAACCGCCTGATGCCGTTCTTGCTCCTTCATACTCGTACACCCTCCTTGCTGTATTCGTAGGCCTGCAACAGGTACTCGTAATCGAATCCGAAATTGTAGTAGCCTTCCATGCAGGTTCTCATGTAGAAGTTTGTAGGAGTCCCCAGCGGACGATCCTCGTGCATGATGTAGACGAACACCTTCCGGTTGCGAACCTTGCCGGAGCGGATTCCCGTGATGGGCAGTTCCAGCTCCTTTTTGTAGTAGAAGTTGGGGTAACCCTCGTAGCGATCCAAAGCCAGCTCGTCGGCGGCACTGACGGCCCACACGCCCACCGGAACCTCCATGCCGTTCTCGGGTTCAATGGTCAGGTAAGACCCGGTCTTGCTGCCTTTGAACATGAGTCTGTAGTTGGGGATGGTGGCGGTGCCGATCATTCTCGCATCTGGGCAGCGCATCAGCATCTGCCGGACATTCAGGTTGCTTCCGTAGGCAATGTAGTATCGTTTTTCCATGTGTTCAAGTCCTCCTATTGATTGTAAGCAAAGGTGCTTCTACCACCTTAAGCCCGCCGAAGCGGGCAAGTGGGCCTGTGGCTATGTCCTTCAAGCGGCTCGACCGCTTCTGAAGGCTGCGTCGCCGTCCAGCCGCTTGGTGAGAAGCTCTCTGGCGGTCTTGAACTCGTCGCCGATGAAGCCCAGGCGGAGGAGCCAGGTGCGCATTGCGTACTTGGGGTTCTCGGTCTGCTGGGGCTTGGGGCTGGCGGTGCGGACTTCTTTTGCCATCTGGCTCAGTGCCAGGCATAGCTGAATGTAGCTCTTGAGCTGTCCGGCGTGGAGGCCGTTCTGCTTTCCGTTGGCAGGGGCATCGAACTGGAAGAGGCGGAACTCGACCGTTCCCTTGGTGAAGGTGGCGTGGAGGTTGAGCATATGGTAGCGGCTGTCGTTGTAGTGCTGGTCTCTGCCGTAGGAAGCGCCGTTGCTGGTGTACCAAATGTCCGCCAGCTTTGCCATGGTGGTGGGCTTCTTGCGGTTGACCTCGTTTAGGAAGGTGGGGTTGACCATCCGGCAGTAGGAACGCATCCGACCGTGGTCGATTGCGAGGGCATCGGCGAGGAGCTGTTCGTGGCTTGCCATGATGTTCGCCAGGTTGCGGAGGGTCTGAGGGGTGTGACCCTTGGCTCCGATGTGGATGTGAACACCGCAGCCTCTGGTGGGGTCGCTCTTGGCTCCTGCCTTGCGGAGCTTGCGAATCAGCTCCTGCAGGGTTTCCATGTCGGCGTAGGTAAGGATCGGGGTGACCATCTCGCACTTCTCGCTGTCGGGGCCGTGGATGCTGCTGTCTCTCTGGAATTTCCATTCCCGACCCTGGGCATCCCATGCACTCCAGGTGCAGTAGCCGTTGCGGTAGGCGGTGTCCTGGAAGCGGTTGGTTCCGAAGAATTCGGCTGCCAGCTTTGCGGCCTTCCGTCTGGTAATGCTGTTCATCTCGACCTCGACTCCGATGGTCTGCTTCTTCATTTCCTCAATCTGTCTGGCTACCTTTGCGTTCATGGTGTGTACCTCCGTTTTGTTTGTTGTCCCTTTCGGTGTACACATATTCGCTCTACTTCGCCGATATAGCAAGTTATATCTGAGGCATAAACTACACAATGTTTTGGGGTTAAAACCGTGTATTTTAGCGTGGATTTATCCGTTTTTTTACTACTCGGTCTCAGTAATTTTTCGGCAAGCATCCTCGCCATAAGCAACGCCCAAGCTGGAACCGCAGTCCCAGGCAACGTGGATGGTGCCGATGGAATCCACCGAAATGACCGTGCCCTTGCAGCCGGGTACCAGCTTCCGGTTGTAGGGGTCATCCATGTGAACCAGCTCCACACGGGTGCCCTTGGGATAACGCTCACGGAGGGCTTGTAAGGCTTCCTTGGAAATCATCCGGTTCATGCCTGCACCTCCTTTTGCTGACCGCTTTTGAAGGCGGAGCTGCCGGACAGGTTGCGGAGCAGGATCTTGCGGTCGGTCTTGAACTCAGCCCCAATGAAGCCCAGACGCAGGAGAAAACAGCGGAAGGCGTACTTCTCATTGTCCACTTCCTTCTCCTTGGCGGTGATGCGCTTCTGGGTGCGGGCCATTTCGCAGAGCTTGCAGATGAAATTGTCGTAGGCCTTGATTTCCTCGGGAGACGCGTCGCCGGGAAACCAGGGGAAGCAAACCTTCCCGTCCTCACGGAAGATCGGGAGCGCAGTAATGCCCAGCGCCTTCTTGATCAGCTCGCCCTTGGCTGCGATGATGGCATCCAGGTTCTCAAGGGCGGTGTCGGTGAAAAGGCTGCTGGGCATGGAAATGCAGATATGAGTTTCTTCCACAGAGGTTTCGGCGGTGAATCCCTCCTCGTAAAGCCGTTCGATCAGATAATCAACATCGCTGGCGGCAGTGCCTTCGGCTACCGTCATGGTGCCGTTCATGTCGATGTGGTAGGGGCCTACCTGGTAAGCAAAGGTGGGTGAGCCCAGGTACTTGGCGGCAGTTTCTGTGAGGACAGCGGTCGTGGTGACCAGCTTCTTGCGGTCTGCTCCGGTGCAGTGGAATTCAAATGTCATGGTCTATTTCCTCCTTGTTTTTGGTTAGTCACATATTCGCTCTGACTGGCCGGAATAGCAAGTTGTTTATCGACCAGACAATGTAGAATTCCACAGCTGCTTATTGTGTACAGTACACGATGCCGGCAAGCACGAAGCATACGCAAGGAAGCGCCACTCCGTTGCCCCACATCTTATACTCTGCTGCATCTGAATGGGGGTCACGCAGCCACTTGATGATCTGATTTCGGCTCTTGGGTTTGGTATTGGGGCTGACGATACGGCGGTGTGTCTCCCAGACCTCCGTCCAGAATGCAATGTCCGCTTCCGTCGGTTCTTCCGTACCCAGGCAATCACACCACCAGTCAGGAAAACCTTGGAGTCTGGCGCATTCGGTGGGGGTCAGTCGGCGGACAGTGTATCCGCTTTGAATAGCCCCGGGGCCCTTCGCCACCAGTGTGGGTTGGAGTTCCTCTACAAAAGTGGGGGCGAATTTGGCATTCTTACCCTGGTTGAAGGTGTCTCTGCCGATCCCATAGCATACGGCGGTGGGGTCCTTGTAGTCCCTTGCCAGAACGGTGGGGGCCATCTCCTCAGAGAACTGCATGAAGCTGCCGGTCGTCATACTGTAAACAGCATGGCGGTCAACAGTATTGAGGGTGAAGCTGACATCTTCGTTGATGCCGTCACCCTGGGGACCATTCTGGATGCTGCGCCCGATCATGGAGCCTTGGATGGCATAACTCTCGACTACAGCAATACCGCCCTGGTTACATCCGGGATTACCACCGTTGCCGTCCAGGGTCTTTGCTGTATCCGCTTCGTAGAAGCCCACATGGGGATTGTCGGACTTCATGCCGTTGCTCTCTTTGGAACTGATTCCATAGGCTTTCATGACCAGAGGAACATTATTACCGCCTGTCCCCATACGGGAAGTCAGTGTCTGAACTGTGGTCGCATCAGATATTCTTACGCGACCATCAGTCGGATGGTTTTCCAGAGAGATAGGCGGCTCGTCCATTACAACAGGAGGATGATGTGCTTCTGCACGAAGGGTGCAGGTGACATCCTGCGTAATATCCATGCGGCTGCCGCCCTGGTCATTCAGAACCACACCGTTTCTTCCGGTAGACATTCCGCAGTTCACACCCAGCGTTGCCGCCACAGGGGCAACGGTACTGTTGTAGCTGTCTACGCAGAGGCCTGACGCTCCAGCGCCTTTTTCAGAACCTCCGGTAGCTCTTTGCCACGCTCGGAAGCCCTCCGCAGAATACCCTGACAGGCCTTCGGACTTAAATAGTACTTCTCCGGCACATTGGCCTGCAAGATCTCCGACAAGGTAGATGCGTTTTCTGCGCTGGGGGACACCCCAGTATTGAGCATCGAGTACTCTGTACGCAATGCTCCATTGCTCACCCATGTAGAGATCCGATTGGGGCCATCCTTTGTCAGGGAAAGGAACCTGGGCATCTTCTTCGACGATGCTGAGGATCGCGTCGAGGACTGCTTTGAAGTCTTGGCCTCCGTTTGAGGAGAAAGCGCCGGGGACGTTTTCCCAACAGATCCAGCGGGGATATTTTCCATTGGTTGCACACCTCATTTCTTTGATGATACGGATGGCTTCATAGAAGAGGACGGACTGCTTGCCCTCCAGACCGGCCCTGCGTCCGGCAATGGACATATCCGTGCAGGGTGATCCGAAGCAGATAATGTCCACAGGTTCGATCTTCCCGCCATCCATCTGGGAGATGTCGCCGTAGTGTTTCATAAAGGGCAGCCGCTTGGTGGTGACCCGAATGGGAAACGGCTCGATCTCCGATGCCCACACAGGTGTGATACCGGAAATCAAGCCGCCCAACGGAAAACCACCGGAGCCGTCAAACAGACTGCCCAGGGTCAAATTATTCATATTGTACCTCCACTTCGGAGTATCGATAGGTCAGCCCATCTCTCTGTACAGATACACCGTCAGAAGTGCCGACCTGTTCGATGTACCGCTTCACGATGACATCGCAGAACTTTTCGTCAAGCTCCACTGTGTAACAGATACGGTCGGTCTGCTCACAGGCAATCAGCGTGGAACCGGAGCCGCCGAAGGGGTCCAGCACCACGCTGTTGGTCATGGAGGAATTCATGATGGGATAAGCCAGCAGAGGGATGGGCTTCATGGTAGGATGATCGCCGTTCTTCTTGGGCTTGTCGAATTCCCAGATGGTGGATTCCTTTCTGCCGGTGTACCACTGGTGCTTGCCCTTCTTCTTCCA